GAATTGTTCTCCGTTGCAATAGCAACAACTTGCTCTGCGGTGAGATCATCAATGAAAAAGAAACTTCCAAAATTGTTATCGTTTTCCACGTCTTTAGCAAAAGCAACATCTGGTTCTTGGCCTTTTGCGCCTGCAGAGTTGATCGCACAAACCTCTGTGTAGACAAGATAAGCGCTATTGCCTACAAGACCTCTCCAGCGAATCAAATTGATAGTGTCGTTATCGCCAGAAGCGCTATCAGCATACACTTCGATAGGCGTTTCAGTGTTGTTTGTTTCGCCGCCTGTAAAGATAAAATTGCTGCCATCACAAGTTACAGTGCAAGCAGTCCAGTTCGCACCGCTAGATGCTCCTGCAGCGCGGATAGCTGCTTGCAGCACCGCAGCAATATCTGCGTAAGTGATTACTGCAGAAAAATCCATGCCTGTGATGATGTGACGAGTGCCAGCGATAGAAACACCAAAAGCTGCGCCGACTGTTAAAGCAGCAAAGGAAGCAATTGAACCAATTTTTGAGCCGCCAATAATGATCGGCGCAGTGTTGGCAGGATTCCAACGTGCAAAAGAAATAATCTTCGGCTTCGTGACTTGCTTGCCAATGAAAGAAAAATAGAACAATGAGTAATTATGCTCTGGCGTTGCTGCGCCAAAATACTTCGATACAGAATTGGCATCGGAAAATTCAATGACAGTTCCGGTTGGTATCTTGACGTTCTGATCATAAAAACGGCCACCGAATTGTCGAGCAGGAACTTGATCTGCTCCACCGACTCGACTAACAATATCTACATATTTCTTAAAGCGAATAGCCATTTTTCACACCTCGTAAATTTCTGCTGTAATGTCTGTGACAATTTCAGCGGTTGATAAAATAATCTGCTGGTAAGTAATTGTAAAATCAAAAGACGGAACTTGCTCGTTCTTATCTTGATCGTCTACAACATACCCAATCCGCAGTGGTTGAACTCGTAAAATACCAATGCTCTCAGCACGCAGCTTTTCAATGACCGTTCCAGTCTGCATTATGGCGGCTACTCTGTCCACATAATCAAACGCTGTAAGAGCGTCTGAATCGGCAGGATTTTGTAGAGCCAGCGCATCGACTTGATAGGTTCTCTCCAGCCAGTACGATTCTCGCTTAATCATTTCAGAACTGAGTTCGTCAAAGTAACTCACGTCCTCTGGAAAACCATACCGCTTACTATCGATCGAATGCAGCAGCACAGTTGCCTTCAAGGGTGCGCCTTGCTCGGTCGGCTGGTACGACTGCTGCACTTCTGCATCAATGCCCCACGCCGTCAAGCCTTCGCGAATAACGCGAAAAAGCACCGCCATAATTTCGTTATCTGTTCTCATACTGGAGCCACCGGCATTTCCACTTGTACCGCAATCAATGCCACCCAACCATCGATATTGAACCAAGCATCTTCACCGATGACTTGAAACCGGCGATTGTTCCAGCCAATTTGGTCGGACGTTCTATCGCGAGTCACGTCGATCACATCGGCAGAAACGTGGATCGAGATATAGTTTTTTGCGTAGTCCAGACCTTGCTGCTGGTATGCCTTGCGTGGAACCGCCTGTATCGAGCCATACAGCACGACCGGATCAGCGTATGCAGTCACATAGAGGCCGCGCTCATTGTTCGTCCTAGAAGCATAGGCGTAGTAATCGAACGGCTGCGAAGCGATTACCGATAGCGCCATGTTGAGCAGGTTGCCAGTTGGCACAATCATCTTGCTTTCCTTGTGCCGACTTCATGCGTTACAGCATCAAACATGGTGCCGGTGTCTCGCAGTGGTTTTTCTATCCCTGCGGTTGATCCTTTGCCACCGTTCGCCAGTCGTCTTTTTCTGGCATCAATGGTGGCAGTCTTCAATGCCGGAGTGCCGACTTCGGAGATCGTTTGCTTCACGTCACCGGCTGCAGCAGAGCCTACTTGCTCGAACACTTCTTCTACTGGCAATTTCCCCCGAGCGGCCAGTGAAAAGCCTTGAGCAAAAGCCTTCGACCATTTATCCACGTCTGAGATAACCGTGGTACGCATGAATGAGCGCATCGGTATGTTCTGTGAAGGCACACCATATTCGTGAATGGCAGCAATGTAAGCAACCGGAGTGCCATCGTCATAACGAGAGTTTTCAAAAAAACCTACGCGAGCTTCCAGCGTGTCGATTTTTTTTAATGCACGCTCGAAGGAGTCTGATTGTTTTGTTCTTTTGATTGAGCCTTTTATCATTGCTCTGCACTCAATAAAAAACGCCACCAATTTTGCGAAAACCTAACCGTTCCGGCAGTCCACCAACTGCTAAACCACCAACGCCTTTGACACTTAGCAACGCTGCAAGCTGCGCTCCGTAAGGTGTCATGTAGAGCCAATACTGGAACTGTGTCTTGGCAGGCGGCGGCATAACCGCAACCGTAACACTGCCAACCGTTGCACTGGTCACTACGCCTACGCTTTGGCCGTTTGCAACCATCACGCCGAGCTGTGTCATGTGCGCGGTTAAAAGATTCAAAGCGCGGTCGCGGCTTGCGCCAAAAAGATAACCGTAATTTACGTCACTGATAATGCAAGTAGAAGCATCCCAATAGCCTTGTAACATTGGATCGGGATACTTCGACTCGTCAGCGAATGCAGGAAAGGCAACGCGAAAAGCAGCAACATCAAAAGTGATTATCGCGCCGACTGTCATGGTTAATCTTCTTTAGCTTTTTTGTTCAGCTTCGGTTTGTTTTTGCCAGTGAAACTAGCATCAGTCAATGGAGCAGACTTATCTTGCTTTTCCATGTTGTTTGCTTTTTTCTCAGGCGCAACTTCGTCTTTGTCTACGCTGATAAAACCGCGCTCTTTGTGACGCATGAACGCAGGGCATTTGTACAATTCTTCAAGCTGCTCTTGTGTGACTTTTGTAGCCACGCCACGAGGAGTCTGAAAGTTTCTACCGATGATGTTTGCGCCGCCGCGAATGATTGCAATTACTTTTGAATTTTTCAAATCGCCACCGCCATTGTGCCAGCTAGAATATGCTTGATCGGATGATGCTGTTGAGTAAACGTAAGGCATGATATTTTTCCTCTGGAGTTGTCATGTGCTGAAAAGAGCGAGTGGCGCACACGACTACACCACCCGCTTCTCCAGTTTAGTTGCTAATTTCTTAGCAACCGTAACGCCGTACTACCGCATAAGGACGCTTACACATAACACCGGCTGTGGCGTTTGTGTAATCTTCTTCATACGACTTAGTCATTTGCATTACGCCCAAGGTTTGAAACTTGGCAGGCACTACTTGAATGAAAGTGCGCTGATCATCGCTGCCAGAATCAGCAACGGTTTCTGCGTAAATGTAAAACACGTTATCACCGGCATTCGCTGCATCAAGTTCAGGTGCAGACACAATACGCATGCGAGGATAAGTCATAGTCAGCCATTGCTTAACGCTCTGGCTTCCCAGCTCGTTTGTCACTGACAGATAATCGACAGAAGCAGTTGCAATCGCCAGTGTCAGATCAGTGCGCTCAGGGTCAATCAAGTCTTGTGATTGCAAACGCAACGCAGACAATGCAGAGCGAATGTCGGCAGTGATTTCCAAAAAGGTTTTTGTAGACCATTCGGATTGACCGCTTGCACCGTTCGGCAAGTTTACATAAGCAGGCAAAGATGGATCGTTCAGGAAGCCGTAGGTTTTGCCCAGACCACTGTTGTAACCATAAAAGCCAACCAAGTTGCGTTGGATTTCCAATGCGTTTGCAGCGGCAGCACGTTTGCTGTCTGCGCTCGACACGCGCATTGCTGCGGCGCGAGCTTCTTCCAGACGACCAACTTGCATGCCTTCTTCAAAGCGCACAACTTCGCGATATTCAAAGTTCACGTTCCAGCTCGACAACGGCACTTGCGTATTGTCGCCATAAGGAACTGCGCTGCCGGTTTGTTCCAGCACGCCCTGAACTACCTGCTCGCTTTCCCAACTGCCTTGAACAGAGATACCGACCAGATCATCAATGCGGCGAGGCGCAGTAATGACTTCGACAAAACCCGCAAGCCATGCCTGCAAGAATTGAACCGGAGTGCCAATGCTCGGAGTAGTGAGCGGTGAAGTCAAAGCCACTGCAGCATCGCCAGCGTAGAACGTGGCCATTTTTGCTACATCACGCTCGTCCAAAGCAATGCCCAAGCGAGCAAGGTCTTTGTACTTTTTGTGATCCGTGAACTTGAGAATGCCAACTTTGCGAGCCGACAAATAACTTTTCTCTGGTGTACGCATTGTCTACGCTCCTTAGTTGGTAAGTTGAATGAACGCCAATCCCGCAGACGGGATATTCTGGCGAACTACTTTGGTGTTGGGAATGAAAGCCTTGCCAACGCCTGCCACAGAATTAGCAGTCATCGCAGCACTCGCAACCGTTGCGCTTGTGTTCAGGTTGTAAGTACCAGTGCCGCCAGTGCCAGTGCCGAGAGAAATAATCTCACCGATAACTTCACCGGCTGCATTTTTCACTGTTGAGCCGACACCCAACACGCCAGCGGTAATTGCTGACACTGTGAGAACGGTGGTGGCCTGCGAAGCGGTGAATGCTGCTACAGGTGCAACTGCTGACAATTGGCCGTCTGCGGTCGCGTAGGCAACATTGTCGCCGATGTTTGCAGCGTTCAAGAGTGCCACGATCACAGTACCCATTTTCAAGAACTCGGCTGTGAGTTCGTTAGGCAATACCACGGTCGGAGCGAGAGAGCCACCTGCAACGGTGCCGCCGCTGGCATAGATCAACGAGTCGATCAAGATACCGGCAAAATCACCCGAGCCACCGGCAACAACTTCGCCTTGATTCGCTGCTACTGCAGTGAATGCGCGGCCAATTACGTTGTTAGCAGGATCGACTGTTTTCAGGATATTTGGCTCGGCACGCTGAGGACCGTCAAAAATTACTTGTCCAGCAATGCCGATAGCTTGAACGAGGCGAACTGTCTGTTGAAAACTCATATCTGTGTCTCCCTTAACGTGCAAGAAAGGCAGAAACTTCGTCAGAAGTGTCGGCGCTATCGTTAGCAATTACTGGTTTGCTGACACCTTTTGCCGCAAGGAAGCCGGTAAGCACTGCTGCTTCTTCGCCTTTGCCACAAACGATGCCAAGTTTTTTCACGCCGTACTTAGCAACTTCGGCCAGCGTCATTGCTGCGCTATCGAATGTGCCAACGTGAGCGGAAAGTTTTTGTGCCAGAGTATCGCGCTGAGAGATTTCTCGCATGATGGTGGCGCTATCCAGAGCAACGACTTTTGCTTTCTGCGGAGCTGATTTTTTAGCTTGCAGCATTTTGATAATGGCAGCAGAGTCGCCTGCTTCTACCGCTTTCTTCACTTCTGCTTCTTCGGCATCGGCAGCGGCCTTATCTTCTTCGGCAACAACTTCTTCGTCGCCAGCTTCTTCTTTTGGCTTTGCTTCGGTGTCGAGTTCGTCAACAACGGCATCTGCCGGTTTCAACTTGGCGACTACTTCTGCAAGAGCAGCAATCTGTTTTGCCAGACCTTCCAGCGTTACCGCTTCGTCTTCGCCTTCTTTTTTCTTTTCGATTTCTTCGGGCATAAATGCCTCCATAGAGTCAATAGTGAATGTTAAATGGTCAAGCACTGCAATATCCTTACCCATTCGGCCTTCTTTTACAAGCGCAAGATGATTGCCGCGAATATCTCGCTGAATAGCATCATACTTCTCGCCATCGAAAACTCCGCTTGTCATGTCATAAGTGCAGCGGTATCCGCAGGATAATTCCCGCTTTCCGTCTTCAATCATTTTTGCCAATTTGTCAGAAAACACCTTTACGTTGCCTCTGAGAATGCCTTTTGGCTTATCGAAAAAAACTTCGTCGCCGATAACTCCTTGGATGCCTTTTTTTTCTGCTGGCGTTAATCCTTCGTCTGCAGAGCCTAAAAGTTCATGCTCGTCCACCCAAGGAATAAGTCGGAAAGAATCAATGCACTCGTCCGAAGCAAGCTCCTCCTCGGGACGATACACCATAAAGATTTTGTCTGAGTCGTCACCATCAAGACCGAGCTGTGCGCCGCTGTACGGGAAAACACCGACCTTGGATAAAGGATTGCCCTTGATCTCATACCAGCCATTTACATCTGTCTGTCTTGCGGTTGCTTCGGGCATTGCGCTACCTGATAACCAAAATAGTTGCTCTGGAAAATATCTTACCTGCATTTTTTTCTGGAGTCACGCTTCATCCTCGTACTGATCGAAGTCAATGATCGGCTTCATAGTGCAACCGCAGTGGGACAAATCGCCCGGTAAACCGCGCTCTCCGGTTTCTGGATCAATGACCGGAGGATCGGCTAATTCAAAGATACCACCATTCAAACCCGCAGGAGCATAGTGCATGTGATACTCGCGAGGATTAGCACCGCCGCCGCTGTGAAGCCATTGGAACTTGCTCATGTTGTTCTGTTTCATTCGCACCGCGTTAATGGACGAGTACGCTTTTCTGGTTTGATCGAGTGAAAGATTGCGTGCTTGCCTGCGTGTCATGTCACCAATGTCCATTAGCTTTGCAGTCATGCCAGTCATATCTCCACCACGCGCTCCAGACTTAACTAGCATTTTCACAACTCGATCGTGATAAGCATCTGGAATCGAAGTTATTTTCTGCGCGTTTTTCCACAGCTCGCCTTTTACTTTTTTAGCGATCGCTGGATTATCCATGAACGTCATTTTGAGCGAAAAGTCTTTAGATATTTCTCGAAGCGTTCTATTGATATTTATCGCGCTCTCTCGATCGGTGAGCGTTATCATTTGCTTGGCCGCTTCGCTTCCTTTCTGCTTGAACAGATTTTTCCATTGCGCTTTACCGAGAACGACTTTATCCGCTGCAAGTATTTTTGCATTGTCCTGAATTTTCTTTTTAACTTTTTTCTTTTCAATTTCTGCTTGTGCTTGAGTTGGGAAAAACTCTTGTTGAATGCCAGATAATTCTTGCAACAAACCTTGTTGTTGCTTTGTCTTTTGCAAGTTTGGAATTATGTTTTGCACAGCTTGGTAGCCAGTAGCAATGCCACCACCACCAAAGATGCTACCCAACAGGAAATGATTAAGAGCATCATCCTTAACGGCTTTTTGGTCTTCAGGAGACACAACCCATGAGTCCTGGAACGACAGGACTTCAAAGTCCACCTGATCGCCCAAAACCTTGTCGTTTTCGCGCAACATAAAGTTGCCGTTCGTAGCAATCACCTGTTCCAGGGTGTTGTAGTCCACAGTCAGGGCATTCTTCAAGACCCCCAGAGGGTTTTCCATCGTGCGAACTGCACCGAGTGCCCCACCTTGCTGGGTAGCAACAGCAGTTGCAGCGGTAGCCGCAGCGGCTGCACCAGACAGGTTTGTAGTTTCATCAGACTCAAAGGCTGGGGCAGCAGTAGAAGCACCAGCAGTTTTTTCAGTTCCGAGTAAGCTCATTTTTTCAGTTTCCAAGTTGTTTGACCGTTCTTTCCGATCTGCCATACCGCCAAAACGGTGGTAAATTCTAACACATTTTAAAAAATGAGTGGGGTTATTTTTCCAGCAAAAGGAGGAACGCCAGATTTAATCAGCAATTCCAGATCGAGAATCACCGTATCTGCTACCAAGTTCTTAGTGCCAGAGCCTTTTTGTAGGAACTGTGGAATCTCCGACATAGCCATCTCAAAGGAAGTCTCGTTGGGGTACATAGCTGTCTGCCCAATAAGCTTCGTGAACTGGCGGTACTTGTTATAGGCAAATCTACTGGCCAAAACAAGTACTGCCTTGCCTCCAATCTCAGACACCGTGTAGTCCACGCCATCTGTCAAATACTTATCTGTGCTGTTGGAAGGACCAGCACGGGACATATCTGACATTGCAGACAATACCTTGATGTACTCAGGCAGCATAGCTACACCCATTGCAAGACCGGAGTATGCCGCCTTGTTCAGTTCCTTAAACTTGGCCACAAAGTAATCATCAAACAAATCACCAAGCATTGCCTGGAGCAGCTTGCGTACCTGCACCAACCCAAATAGAACTACTGTGCTGTTAAACACAGGGCGTGGGGCATTCTTTCGCTTTCTATCAAAGTCAGACTGGGTTAACTCGCCTGAGGCTAGTTTCTCGTCGTCGTCTTCCTGAGTCATGTAGTAGCCGTTAGCCCACTCAAGCATCGGGTCAAACTCTTTCTTGAATCTATCTTCGGACCCGTCCTGCAACAGATTACCTGCCAGAGCCTTACCTATGATGGTCAAGGGCATCAGGTTGTTCTGAAAGCGACGAAAGTACTTTGTCGTGCTACCTAGCGCTAGCTTTCCAGTACGCTTGAACGTGAGCGGCACACTTCGCTCTAAGATCGCGGTCTCTGTATCGGCAGCTTCTGACACAAAGATAACAGGTGCGCTCAGTTCAACCTTATTAAGCGCATTGAACACGTCCTTAGTTCTCGATCCGCCACCACGTTGCGTCTCTTTGGAGTTGTAAATATCCCGCAACGTACCCCGGTATTTCTCAGCAATCTCCCGGTTCATTGACCCAGGCTTCCACTCGTCAAGCAGCACGGGAATAGAGGCAGAGCCTGCTACAAGCGTCAAGAATGCGAAGTGCGTAGATGACGGCGTAGTAGCTTGAGGCTTGGACTTGAAGTAAAACATGTGCAGCAAGCCTAACATTAACTGCGTCTTACCCATACCCGCTGGCCCAAAGATGTGAAGCAATGGGAACTGACCGTGTTGTGCCTGGAACAATGGCTTGTAGTGGGCTGCTACCATCCAGCCCAGAGACTTGGCAATGGTCTCTACCTGACTAGACTCAAACAGGTCTCTAAAGCACTGAGCCATTAGCTGCTTATTTTCCTGAGACGCCAGCCACTCAGCAGGAGGTGGTTCCAGTGTGAGGTCTGTCTGTAACACGCCTTTTTCTTCTGGGAAGCCCAAAAACTCAAGCTTTACATCTTTTTCTCTAACCCAGGCAGGGACTACAACACGGTAGCGGTCTGCCCAGGCCAGAAAGGGTGTCTGGGCAAGCTCTGGGTCTGGGTGCGCAGGCAGGGTGATGTAGTTCAGACCTTCTGAGTCTACGATGTAGGAAGTTTTTGAGACCTCTTTTAGCATAAGTTGATAAACTCCTCGTGCATGCACGTCAGACCCAGTAAAGGAACGACCAAAACTAGAGACTGTATTCTGAAGTGTTGAGGAACTGGTAAAGTTGTTGGGAGATAAGGTTACTTTAGCACCTCCACTTATGATGGTGCGAATAGCCAGAATTCTACCATCCGAACGATCTAGCATCAACTCGGAAGACCTAAAGACAAAGTTGGAGATTTCAGCCTCCCCGTCTTCACCCTTGATGACCATGTAAGAATTGCCTCTTACACTTACACCGCCTGACAGCGTGAAGTCATAGACCTCTTCACCTTCCTCAGTACGAGGCACGTTGATAGGATCACGTTTTAGGCATGACCGTAGAAAGTTTATGCTGTATTCGTAAGCTGGGTTATCGTCCACATAGGAGAGCATGCGCCGCAACTCAGACTCACGCTTGGCTGGTGTGCCATAGCGGTAACCGTCTGACTGGTGATTCTCGCAAAGCTGCTTGGCGTTCTGCCTCGATACCATCGTAATGCCTTGCGCCTGTTGCGCAAGCAGGGCAGACCATGCCGCGCTTGTTGGTGTAGTCGCTATT